CCCCGGCGTCCAGAACCACCACCACCACCGCCACCGATCACGGTGACACGGGCATAGGTCTTGCCGGACGGCTTCGTCCAGGTGCCAGATGAGGTGTAGGTGTTGATCGTCATCGTCGCCGCTGGACCAGTCGCAGTGATGACGAACGGGTTCCCGGAGGTACCGGCACCGGACACGCTGATCCCGGAACCGGCAGTGATCTTCGGCTGGTCGACCTGGATGACGTACGGATTCGATGCGGAACCAAGGCCCCCGACAGTGACATTGGCGCTACCGGACTGGATCGTGCACGTGCACAGTGCGCTTGCACAGCCGCAGCGGGACATCTGCTATCACCGATCTTCCCGGTCTGGGCTCCTGTCCTCTTTACGGCGTAAAGGGACCGGCCGTCGATCTGGGCTCAGCGTAGACCCCTCAGCCGCCGTTCCACCAGGACAGGAAAAGCAGCACACACAGGCACACCCCGGCGACGAAGCCGAGGCCGAACGTCAGCAGCACCTACAGTCCGGCGTAGATCAGGTACCGGACCGCGAGGCCGGGCGGCAGCGTGAAGAACGGCGCACTCGTGCCGGGACCGTCGCCGGTGAAGGTGGTGGTGGTCGCGCCCACAGCAGTGTTGTCGCCGTGCGTGGTCCCGGCACCACCCGCGTTCGTCACCAGATTATTCTGCGATCCCGGCCCGGTTTCACGGCTGCTGATCGGGTGGGTGTGCCCCATCGCATGGGTGTGTGTCGGCAGGTTGCCAGCCGTCAGCGCCCGCTGGTCCGCCCCGACCGTCTGCCCTGCTGCGAACGCGCCAGCGTTGGGGAACGTGCCCGCCCCGAACGGGAACCTGGCCCGCAGGTCCGGCAGCGTCCCGGGCGTCGACCCGTAGGTGGTGCCGAGCAGCGCGATCAGCGCGGTGTACTGGGGCGGGCAGACCGAGCCGTCACAGGTGAGCCATCCGGCCGGGGTACCGGTCGCTGGGGCGTAGGCGATGATCGTGCCGACCGGGGTGAGCGCCAGCGCCACCGCCGCCGCAAGATCGGTGACAGCCACCGTGCCGTCGGCGATCTTGACAGACGTGACCGCACCGTCCGCCAACTCTGCGGTACCGATGCTGCCGTCGGTGACCTGGCTCGCTCCGACACTGTTCGCCGCCAACGACGGGTCTGGGTAGGTACCGGACAGCGATCCACCAGCAGGCCCGGTCGGTGGCCCACCCGTAGCGGGGTGAGTGTGATTTCCGGCTGCCGCCTGCTGTGCCCCGGTGCCAAGGGTCCGCATCGAAGGTGTGGCAGCGGCTCCGTCTTTGTTCGCCGCCGCCACATCAGTGTCCACGATGGTCGCGTCCAGAATCTTCGCCGACGTGACCGCGTTGTTGCCGAGTTTGACCGCCGTCACAGCCCCGGTCGCCAACTCGTTTGAACCGACGACGCCGACGCCGAGGGTCGGGTTCGGGTAGGTGCCGGTCAGCGACCCCCCGGCAGGACCCGACGGCGGCAGGCTGGTCGGAACCGTGGGGATCACCCCGGCAGCGATGTCGCCAGCCTGGATGGTGCCGTCGGCGATGGCCGTGCTCGTCACCTTCCCGGCCCCGATGGTCGGGTTCGGGTAGGTGCCTGCCAGGTCGCCGCCTGCAGGACCGGTCGGTGTGCGGGCATCGGTGAACCGGGCGTCGTCACCGGCTGCCGCCTGCTGGGAACCTGTCCCGAGGGTCCGCATGGATGGAGTGGCGGCAGTCCCGTCCTTGTTTGCCGCCGCCACATCGACGGCCTGGACAGTGCCGTCAAGAATCTTGCTAGACGACACCGCGCCATCTGCGAGTTTCGCCGTAGTGACAGCCACGTCGGCGATCTGCCCGGTACCGACAGCACCAGTCGCCAGATCACCGCCCTGGATCGTGCCATCCACGATCTGAAGCGTTGTGACTGCATCGGTGGCGATCTTGCCGAGCGTGACCGCACCGTTGGCGAGTTTGCTGCCGTTGACCGCCCCCGTGGCGATCTCATTGGTGCCGACTGCGCCCAGCCCAATCTCCGGGTTCGGATAGGTGCCAGTGAGATCGCCACCTGCCGGACCAGTGGGTGGGCCGCCAGTGGCACCGCCACCAGGGATCGTTACCGTGACCCCTGCCCCGTCGTCAATACCGGGCGTAGGTGTCACCGTCACGCCATCACCGACGAAGTTCCAGGTGATCTTCGGGTCGACGGCGATATTGTCGCCTTCGTCCTCGACCTCCTGGTCGGGGCCAGTGACGGTGACGTTGACCTGATCGGCCTGAGTGTCGTCACGGGTGGCGGTCACCCCGTCGCCGATGAAGTTGAGTGCGAGCACCGGCTCGCTGTTGACCAGGGAGCCTTCGTCCTTCACCGAGCCCAATCCGGACGCATGGCTGTCCACCGTCATCTCACCTGGTGCCGTCTCCACTGCCGACAGCGGCTCCACGAACACCAACCGAGTCGTCGGAAACACGGTGTAGTCGTAGCCGACCGTCGTCAGCGGTGCCGGGATCACCCCCGGCGCGATGTCGGCGGCGGTGACCGCGCCGTCTTTGATGCCGGGGTTCGGGTAGGTACCGTCCAGCACCCCGCCAGCCGGACCGGACGGCGGAAGCGTCGTCGGGATCACGCCGGCTGCCAGGTCAGCGGCGGTGATGCTGCCATCCACGATCATCGACGACCCGATGGCATTCGACTTGATCGTCGGGTTGGGATAGTTGCCGGTCAGTGAGCCACCAGCAGGGCCAGATGGCGGCAGGCTCGTCGGTGGTGCCGGAATCGTGCCAGGAGCGAGGTCGGCGCTGGTGATGGTGCCGTCCTTGATCTTCGCCGACGTGACAGCATCATCGGCTAGCGACGTGGTGAGTACCTTCCCAGGCCCAATGGTCGGATTCGGGTACGTCCCGGTGAGGTCGCCGCCCGCCGCACCCGACGGGGGACGCGAATCGGTGAAACGAGGATCGTTTCCGGCGGCTGCCTGCTGCGCCCCCGTACCAAGAGTCCGCAGACTGGGGGTAGCGGCCGCACCGTCCTTGTTCGCTGGTGCCACATCAGTGTCAGTGATGGCGCCGTCGGCGACCATTGCCGAGGTCACCCCACCTGGGGCGATCGAGAACTGGCTCCCGGTCAGTTGCAGGCCGGGACCGGCGGTGTAGGAGGCTGCCCCTCCGAACTGCACCCAGGTGACCGGGGTGGTGCCCAACGTGCCACCCTGGTCGGACGTGCACACCCAGCCGGTATCGGCGTTGACGGTGCCCTGCTCCACCCACACGTACGCAGACGGCACCTCACCCCAGGTGTTCATGTCTGTGGCTCGGTAGACCTTAGAGTCGCCAGGGTCGACGTAGTAGATGCCGTTCTCGGCCGGGTTGGCCTGGTTCTTCAACAGCACCCGGTCGCTGTTCGTGACGGTCACTCCGTCCAAGGTGGAAAGAGTCTGCGGAGGACTGACGACGATGTTCCCCGTACTGGCAGCCTTCACCGAGGCTTTCGCATCCAGGCCCTGTGCCGCCGCATCCACATAGCCCTTGTTCGCCGCGTCGGTCGGATTCGTTGGAGCAGCCAGATCGGTGACCTTCTGGCCGTTGACCGACACTGGGCCGGTGGCTGGATGCTGGCTGGCAAGTGCGTCCAGAGTGAAAGCAGGGTCGGTATCGGCCACACTCACCGATCCATCAGCGATCTGTGCGGAACCGACTGCACCTGCTGCAATCGTCGGATTCGGGTATGTCCCAGTCAGGCTGCCACCGGCTGGGCCAGACGGGGGAAGGCTCGCTGGGATGGTGCCAGGCGCAAGATCGGCGGCGGTGACGCTACCGTCGGCGATCTTCGCGCTGGTGATCGCGTTGTCGCCGACCTGCGGGTTCGGATAGGTACCGGTCAAATCACCACCGGCTGGACCGGTGGGGGTGGCTGGACCGCCACCGCCACTGTCGGTGGAGACGGCACCAATCGCCTCGGTGACAACCTCGTCAACAAGCAGCCAGGCCGGTCTGGACGCATCAGCGGAGATGAACGACCCACCGTTGTTCGGCACCCCGATCAGGTTGATCCGCTGGTTCGTTGCTCCGGCAGCCTGGTCATAGGTCCACTCCCCAACGGCCGATGCCTGCACGGTTCGACTGGCGACTCGATGGTCGACGATCTGTTCAGCGACTGAAGAGCCGCTAGTTGACGAGGCGGCCGTGACGCCGACCCGGATCGACAGGTTCGTCCAGATACCGGTCGAGTCCGGCTCAATGTTGCAGAACCCGGTGATGCGGAACCGTTTCCCAACCACACACATCTCTGGTGGCAGCAGGAACGACAAAATCACGTACGGACTGGTGCTGTTGTTCGTGCTCGTGGTCCGGGTCGAAACTCCGACATTGCGGAGCACCTGAGTGACCGCGCCACCACCGGATTCGATCTCCCAGTCCGAGAACACCGACATCCCGGCGTCCTCGTCGAAGTAGAACCGGCGCATGTAAGTGGGCTGCGGCCACTGCATCGGCTCGTCCACCGGGGTGCCGTCAGCCAGGTCAGGTGGTCGGTACGCGGTCACTCGCTGGATACCGTCGCCGTTCTCATCGACCTCGGTGTGGCCGAGATAGTAGGTGGAGTTCGCCGGATCGGGTGAGTTGATCGCTCCCGGCTGGGAGAACCAGAATCCGTTCATCTGTGGGGCTGGGTCGTTCCAGTCGTACACCCGCTGTGACCAGGCTCCCAGTCCATCCACGTAGGTGTGGCCGTCCGGTGGAGCAGGCTTGCGCCGCTCCTCGTGCATGAGCCGCTTCTCCATGTCCATCGACCAGTCGTAGAACGACTGAGCGATACGCCAGTTGGTTTGCCCAGAAGCACCCATTCGCGACTATTCCTCGCTCTCCTCGATGCTCTCCGCGTCCGGGTCAGCCCCCCCGTTCGGAGCCGGAGACATCACCACCGCCACCGCCTCAACGCCACCACTGAACGTCACCGTCACCGAGTCCAACTTCTGCCACTGCCTCACCTCACGCAGCGTCGCTTTACTGAGTAAAGGAATCCACACCCCAGGGATCAACTGCTGGAACCCGAGATTCACATCCGGATTCAACGTCGAGTTGTCCGGCACCCGTACCACCAGCGGAGTCGGCCACCGGTGCGCCACATTGCGCTTCGCCTGCTTCAACATGGTGTCGGTCGACTTCTCCGTCTCCGAATACGACGACGCCACCATCTCCACCGGCCCATACCAGTCGTTGAAGTCAGGATTCTGCACCGGATTCCCGGCCGCATCATGAACAACCTTGCCGTGCCGGTCGTGCTTGTACCGGTTCCGGTCCGTCACCTTGTCGATCGCCGCCCACACACCGGTGTTGTTGGTGACCGCCGAGTAAGTGCACAACTGCATCCCGTACTCGGTCACGATCGGCGGGTCGGAGAAGTCACCGTCGGTCATCATCGGCAGTCGCCCGATCGGCCGATGGGTGTCGTTGAAGATGATCCGGCGGCCGACCGTCACATAGTCCAAGCCTGCGTTCGCGGCCAGGTCGTCGATCTGCTGCCACGCGGTCTGCGAGTAGTCGGGCACGTTGCGGGACTGGTGGGCATCGTTGTCGTAGATGAGCGCGGTGATGTACGGCAACAGATTTGGGTCATGGTAGGCGAGTGCGTTCAACGCGATCTGATAGGCCCGGAACACCACGCTGCGACCGTGCGGGGTCTCCCCGCCGAGCACCTTCTTGCCGGGACCGGGGAGCCCACCGAACCCGTCGTTGTAGCCCTGCCGCATGATCCGCCGGTACAGGTACGCCATGCAATCCTTCGCTTCGAACTCCACCGAGTCACGGGTGTAGGCGATCCGGGTGATCGGCCCCTCCCACACTCGTACCCCGTCCCGGAAGACCACCAGTTCGTGCATCCATGACCTGATCCGGCGCAACATCGTGCCACAGTCCTCACCGAATCCGATGGTCTGTACCAGCGCAGTGGAGATGTCGTCACGTAGCCGCCCGAACTGCAACGACGAGATCGGCTGAATCTCGCCCCGGTACACCTCTCCACCCTGGTCGTACAGACACACCCGGTACTTCCCGCAGCCGAGTGAGCCCTGAATGAAGTTGGGGTCCAGCACCGGTGGGATCGGGATCGCCCCACCCGGAGCCTTCACCGTGTAGAAGAACGCCGAAGACGACCAGTCCGACGGCTGGCCGACCGTCGAGTCATAGGTACGGACCTGCCATTCGTACCGATAGCCGGGACCGGTGAACGTTCCCACAGGCAGCGTCCAGAACGTGTGGGTGCCGGGAGTGCCCGGATCGGTGGCACCGTAGCGGACATTCCAGTACGGTGGCTCGTCCGCATCCGGATTCGCGTCCCGGTCCACTGCCCGCCATCGGATGTCAGCCCGCACCTGCCGATCGGTACGAGTTGGGTCACGGAACTGCCAGTCGAACAGGATGCCCTGTGAGCAGTCGACGGCGGTGTTGCGAATCGGTTCCAGCAGCAGCGGCGGCTGGGTGAGTCCGGTGGCGAAGAACGAGAACGGCGGATCGGCCCAGTCGCCGTATCGACCGGAGGTCTCATCGGCGGTCCGTACTGTCCACTCGTAGAACGTGTTGCCTTTGAACCGCTTCGCAGGTGCTTGCCACTGCTGTTTCTTCGCATCCTTGCCGTTGTCGACGGTGACCGTATGCCACTGACCCTTCGCCCCACCTGACCCGACAGTGCGATAGCGCAGTTGAAACTTCGCCTGGTCATCCTGCGGGTCTGGGTCTTGATGTATCCAGGTGAACCACATTGGCGTGTCAGCGTCGAACTGATAGTTGTTGTGCGGAGTCTGCAACCTCGGCTCGGTCGGAAACCGGTTCGTCCAGAACGAAGTCGAGTTGAACCGAACCGACTGACGGCCATCCTTGTCTTCGGCCCAGACGTGGATGATGTACCTGGTGTTCTGGGAAAGCCCGGTCAGGAACACCGTGCAGGTGGCGAGGCCCTTGTCGGGGGTGTTGCGCCAGTTGGAGCGAAACCGGCACTTCGCCTGTCCTTGCCGGTACGGGTTGCCAGGCGCCACCACGTCGATGCAGACATGGATGCGGACATCTTTCCCCTGCGGATCGCGGGTGTCGGCGGTGATCTTCAAGTTGCCCTTCGACTTGGTGGCCTGGTTGTCGACGGCCTTCTTGTCGTTCAATCGCAGGTTCGTCGGTGTCGTCGGACGAAATGGAGTACCACCGTCCGCCTCCAACGGGACCGGCTCGAAGAACGGAGTCTCAGACATCTAGGCGACCTTGGCGTACAGCGAGAAGTCGACCACCGGAAGATCGTCGTCCTGCGATTTCGGCATGTCGAGCGCAACGATGTAGGCGTAGCCGCAGGTCAACTGCGGCCAGTCGAACGGACCACCGTCAGAGTCGAACACGATCGTGTCGGCACGCTGCCGCACCCCACCACCACGTTCCACGTACACCGTCTCGTCGGCACCGTCGAACACCAGCGTCGAGTTCGGCGGGATGTAGGAGAACACGATGTCACCGCAGTAGGCGCACGGATCGTCCTTTGGATTCAGCCGACCCAGCACATCAGGATAGAACCGTAGCCGCAGACTCCGCACCTCGCTCTTAGCCTTCACCACCAGGTACGGCACCACATCGGTCCACAGCGGCACCACCTCTGGTGGGATCACGAACGACCGGCGGGTGTAATTGACCGGGAAGGTGAAACAAGACAGCCGCACGTTCGACGGTACGTTCGGCGGCAATATGGTGGCTGGACAGTCCGGGTCCTCCAACGGCACGTACACCCTGGTCGGGCATCGCTGCTCGGTCTCGATGTGACCGGTCATGTCGTACGGGTACGGAGTCCCGTTCTTCGTCGGTGCCGACGGCACGTACGGGTTCGTCACTCCGGTCTTCATGAAGTTCTTGATGAGCCGCCGTTCACCGCTGTACTCGTATGGGTTCCCGGCGACCATTGTCACCGTCACCGTCCACGAACAGCCGCCGTCGACCATCACCCGTTTCCCGGTGACGGTGGGACCAGTGGTGACACCCACCTTCCGCAGTGACCGGAAGTAGCGGGCCAGACAGCCGTCCGCATCGGACGGGTCGTCACAGTGCTCCCAGTCGATGCACGGCTCACAGGAGAAGTAGCACAAGTCGTTGCCAGCGCATGACGACTGGCCTTGTCCTTCGCACGGGTTCCCACCGAGTGCCGATTTCAGCCATCGGAACCCCGCCTCCACCCCACATTCGCTCATCCCGACCAGCAACAGGCTGAACACGACCGCCTTTGTGGTACGACGGGCACGGCCGACCACGCCGCCGTCCAAAGTGGACTCGGTGACACTCGCCGACGTAGTGGCATCCTCGATCCCGGTCACATCCAGCGGGTAGCAGCCCCAGAAGTCGTAGGTATCGAGGTTGTCCGGATCGGTCCAGGGGGCATCATCCTGCATCGGCGAGTCGTACCGGTCACCCATGATCGGACCGATCGCGTCGTTGCCGTAGACGGGTCGGAACCAACCCACCCCGGCCGCTTTCGCGTACGCCTCGGTGCGGGATGCATTGACGATTTCCTCACCATTGAACTCAAAATACCCGATCCAGGCCATGACGCTCCTTTACGCCGTAAATCAGAAATATGTAGCGGCCACGATGCGGCTCACTGTCTCAGCGGCCACCGCCCTCGGGTCCTCGGTGGGAGTGATGATGGTGATACTGCCAACATCGACCGTCTTGCCGGTTGGCACCGTCACCATCGCGGCTGCACCGGGAGGTCCGGGGATGCCTTGCGCTACCGCCGACAACTGCCGTACCGATGGGTCCACCTGGGCCAGACTCCGCGCCATCGGCACCACTGCTTCTGGCCCGGACTCACCCACCATCGCCAGCGTCGGCTTGTTGAACACCCCACCGGAGGCAAACCGTGGGATCACCGTGAAGTCCCATGGCCCCAACGGACCCGGTGGGTCCAGGTGCACATCGAGCGGCAGGTCGAGCAGGTCGTTGAGCGCGTCCTTGACCGCGTTGGCGACCGTGCTGCCGATAGAGGACGCAAGCCCGCCGACCTTGCTGATGCCGTTACGGAGACCGTCGATGATGTTGCTGCCGAGCGTGTTCCCGGCGTTGTACAGCGAGGTGGCGTAGCCACGAATCTTGTCCGGCAAGTCACGGAACCAGTCGATGATGTCACCCAACTTGGTTTTCACGTCGGATGCGATGTTGGCGGCAGCACCACGCAGCCAGTCCCAGGCGGCCGAGAACTTCGTCTTCACCCACGACGCTGCGTCAGCGATCTTGTCCTTGATGTCGCCGAACTTGTCACGCACCCAACCGGCCACGTCCGCCAACTTGCCCCGGAACCACTCCCAGGCGTTCTCGAACTTGTCGATGAGCCACTGGGCGGCACTCTTGATCTTGTCCTTGATGTCGTCGAACTTGTCTTTCACCCAGTCTCGGAGATCACCGAACTTGTCGCGGACGAACTTGATCGCCTGACCACCCTTCTCGCGCAGCAAGTTGAAGGCGTCGATGATCTTTCCCAATGCGAATCGCAGGAACTTGAACGCCTGAATAGCCTGTCCGATCGGGGTCAGCCACTTGAAGAAGAAGTTGACCACGTTCCAGTGGTCGGCGACGAAGTTGATGATCCACGCGATCGCCTGGAAGAACTTCTGCACCTTCTTCCGGTTCTCCGGGGTGTCCAACACGTCGATGAAATGGATGACGGACTTGATGATGTCGCCGATGGCGAACGCGACATTCTTCGCATCCTCGAACCACTGCTTCAACGCCTTCTGCCCGGCCGGGGACTCCAACCACTTCGCGGCCCGCTCGATCGCATCCGCCATCTTGTCGATGATCGTGTCGCCGGTCTCCCGACCCGAAGACAGGATCGGTCCGAGGAAGTCCCAGATCGACTTCAAGAACCCGCCGATGGATTTGGCCGAGTCAGCAGCATCGTCGAAGAAGTCCGCCAGCCATTTCTGGCCTTCCACCGAGTTGGCCCAGTCACCGAACTCAGTGGCGATGGAGGCGATCCATCCGGCGAAGTCCTCCGCCAGTGGCATCGCCTGCCGCGCCACGCCCATGAATCCCCGGAACACCTGGACAAAGGCGGTGGACAGTTCGTTGAGCGTGTTGGTGAGTTGCTCTCCGAGCACCTTAGCGAACTGCCGGAAGTCGGCACTGCCCAACAGGTATCCAATCTGGGCGCCGACGAACGCGAACGAGTCACCGACATCCTCGATGACCGGACTCATCTCCTTGAATGCCGTCTTGATCCCCGGCATCGCCGCCTTGATCCCGGCGAACAGGTCCTTGCCGAGCGTCTTCTGCAAGTCCTCCAAATCTTTCTTCATCGGTGCGAACAGTTCGCCGACCTGCTTCTTCGGCAGCCCTTTGATCGCCAGCGCAATCCCAGCGATCCCGGTGGCGACGATCGGCAGCAGACCCGCGAACACACCGAGTCCGGCCCCGAGCGCGTACGCCACTGATGCGGCCAGGGCGGTGATCGCCCCGGCAAGTGTCGAGATCAGAGAGGCGGCCGGTCCGATGATCTCCACCAGTGCGGTCACGATGCCGATCACCACCGGCCCAGACCTGGCCGCGAATCCACCCATCTCCCCGAGCACGGTGGCGAACTTCTGCGAGAACGACTGAGCCTCCTCAGCGTTCTTGCCGAACCCGGTCGCCATCCTGAACAGACCCTTACCGGCATCGGTAACCACCTTCGTCAACCCGAGCAGACCCTTGGTCCCGCCGCCGATGACGGAGCCTACGAAGTTGAGAAAGTCGTTACGAGAGCCCTTCCCGAACGACCGGCCGATCACGTCCCCTACCCGGTCGATGCGACGCTCGCCTTCCTTTAGCGGTGGGTTTATCTTCTGCCAGCCCTGGCGGAAGTTGAACGTGAACGACGACGTGATCGTATCCAGATCACCAACTGCGTCTCCGGCGTCACCGAGTGCGGTCTTCATCTTCGACAAGTCGGTGCGGGCACCAGTGACAAGATTGCTGATGTCTTTCCCGGTGCGATCGAAGGAGGCTCGCCACTTGGTCTCGAACTCATGCTGTTGCCGGATCACTGTGGCGAACAGCCGTTCCGCATCGAACTCTTTCGACCCAGACCTGACAAAGTTATCGGCCCAGACCTCCCCAGCCTGCTTACCCATCGCCTCGGCCCGGTCACCAAATCCGGCATCACGAAACATCGGCGTCAACAACCGGGTAATCCGGTCCTGGAACCCTTCCCCGGTCCCATCGGCCAACCGGCCACCCATCGCCCGACCCAGCGCGGTCACCTTGCCGCGTGACCGCATCACCTTCTCGTCGAGACCCTTCTCGAACTCCTTGTTCTTCTTGGTCTCGTCGTTGAACCCCTCCCAGTACGAAGCCGAATGCTCCTTTCCGGCATGCTCCATCACCGGGTCGGCGTCCCGCATCTCCCGTTCGACCGACTCGTCGAGCCCAGCGCCGTCAGCGAGGATGCGGACATAAGCCGTTCCAATGCGCTCCCCTCTAAGCGGCACCAATACCACCGACCTCTGTTAGACTGTCTCTATGAGACCGACCTGTCAGATTGAGGGATGTGAGCAGCCCATCATCGGGCGCGGCTGGTGTAGTAGGCACTATTACCGGTGGAAGCGGCGAGGGACCACCGACGATCCGGACTCGCCGGAGCAACGGTTCTGGCGCTATGTGGACAAGACCAAGACATGCTGGCTGTGGACGGCACCGCTCAATGCCGATGGATACGGACAGTTCTGGGTGGCTGAACTGAATCGCTCGATCAGACCGTCTCGATGGGTCTACGAGCACCTGGTAGGCCCGATCCCAAACGGGATGACACTCGACCATCTGTGTCACTCGTTGGACGCGTCCTGTCCCGGTGGAAGCGACTGCCTGCACCGCAAGTGCGTGAATCCGGCTCACTTGCAGCCAGTCACGCGAGGGGACAACTCTGCACGCGGAAAACTTCGTCTCACCACCTGTAGGCGTGGGCATCCGTGGACTGAGGAAAACACCAGGATTGACCGACGAGGGCACCGTTCGTGCAGAGCATGCGCACGAGCGCGCAGCCAAGCGTTCTATCACTCGTCCTGATCGCTCGCCGCGTAACGCCATGTCAGCCTCCGGTGAGTATCTGGTGCTGACTCATCGCTGCCATGAACATGGCGCCTTCACGTTCGATGTCAGCCTCTGACGCGACCACGACTCTCGTGTCCTCACCTGGAAGTGGGGCGTTCAACTGGGCCTCCCACTCTTCCCGTTTGTCCGGGTTGATCCGTTCTACGCACCAGGCGTAGACACAGTTCAGGAACCGGTCGATGCGGAACCCGATGATGTCGGCCTGGTAGTAGGTCGCGTCGATTTCCGCCCACCGTTCGACCGCGATCGCGTAGAGCCGGAGGGCGGTTCGGTAGGGCGGGCGGTCCATTCCTCCACCATCCACTCCAACACCTGCTCAACCTCGTCAAGACCGAACGGGTCCTTCCGGTTCAGCAGCCGGTTCTCCACGTATGCCTGACTCTCCTCATCGAGCACCTCGACGAAGAAGTCGATGATTCCGGCTACCTTCTCGCTGGTTTCTCGACGACGGCCTACCGCGCTCATCGCGTACGCCAACTGGGCCGGGGACGGCCGGTAGCACTTCAACACATGTCCGTCGATGGTGAACTCGACATGCTCCTCATCGGGTTCCTCGGCGGCTCTGAGTGCGGTGACGAACTCCTTGATTGGAACCACGTCCTCTCTCTCATGCACGAGGTTCCCACCAGGTTTAGCCACAGAGCCAGTCCCCGGAAAACCGGGGAGACCCTTTACGGCGTAAATCAGGGGTCGCGGACGAAGGTGGGGATGCGTCGCATCGCCCGGTGGAAGTGCGCGGTGTCCCGCCAGCCTTTCAGCAGGAAGTTGTTGGAGACTTGGCCATCCACCGCCCACCTGTACACCCACGGATAACCGTGACCACCGAAGTGCATCCAGAAGCCAGGGATCGCCTGTGCGATTTCGGTGCCTTCGATCTTGCCGGGCACCCAATGCCAGAACACCCCCTCACCGCCTTCGGCGACGACGCCATGGGTGGTGTTCCAGCCTTGCTCGGTCATGATCGGCCAGGTGGTGCCACGCAACACATACAGCGTGTACGGGACTTCGCTGCGCCAGTCGATCATCATCTTCTTCGCCGACGGCACCGCCCGCATGTTGGTGTGGATACCGGCCCGCATCGCACCAGACCGTTTCGGTGCTCGCGCCTTCGTGTACGTCGACAGCCGCCTGGACAGTCTCCCGAACCACCGGTGTGCCATATGTCCAGTCTTGTACAGGTCCGAGGAGTCGACGTGCACCATCGTCAGTACCGCTGCCTCCGATGGTGCCGTGACCCGGGCCATCAGAGTTCACCCAGGGTTGCCTGCCACAACCCACCCAGCACCATCCCGTCAGGACCGATCGGGGTGTAGGCATCGAGGATGAAGTCACCGATGTCACAACAGGCCAATGCTCGTCTCATGCACAGCATGTCCGCGACCTGCAACTCGGCCCCTTCCAGGTACTCGGCCTCGGTCGGGGGGTTCCCGTCCTCCGGTATCGGAAAGCAGCGGACGATGCCGACCTCTACCTGGAATCCGACTTCGGACCCGCAGTTGTTGAGGGTCTCGTTCACGATCCCGATCCCGGTGGTCGGCTGAGCAGTGTCGAGCCGCACCCACGCCATCCCGCATTCGTTGTCGCAGCCGTCGATGTAGTCGAACACAGCCGCCTCACCGGGAATCACTCCGCAGAAACATGGGGTCGGCAGCCCATCAGTCTCGATCTGGGCGCACAGGCAGGTGGCGATCGCCTGCATCTTGGCGAATACCCCGAACGGGGCCAGAGGCAGCGGCTGGATGCTCACCCGGTCGGCACCACCCTCGGAACTCTCATGTCTGGCGACCACACCTGGGGGGGCTGGATGCCACGCGGGTTCCACAGTCCGATGAAGGTGTCCACCTCACGGATTCCGGTCATTCCGCCAGGAAACGATCCAGCGGCGATCTCGAACGACACCCCTTGCCGAGTCACCGCTGTCACGTTCGCCGGAAGACGGCACTTCTTCCCGGTACAGGCTTTGGCGAACTCCATCGCCAGCACCCCGGCCGCGTATGCCCCGATCGTGTCGACCGGGTAGGCGTTCAGATAGGTGACGGAGAACGTGTCAGGTTCAGTATCCGGCTGAGAAAGGTCTTGGCAGGCGGGCCACGGACAACCCGTCTGATCCCCGATCCACACCAGCCGGTTTCCGTCCACCCGATACTGGGTGTCGACCATGATGCCGCCGTCGAGCCGTACCTGAATGACCGGGCCGACCGGCGGCGGGAGTTCGATTTCGCACAGGACCGAGCAGGAACAGTCGGTGGCACAGCCGCACGAGTTCACCCACAATCCGTCGGCACCGATATGCGGCCAGAAGGACAGTCCGGTTCCGTAGGCCAGCATGTCGTAGTAGGAGGGGTACGCCAGGTCGCGGCAACCCTGCTTGCAAGGGCGTACCGTGATCGGACAGCCGCCTACCCGATACCCGGTCAACCGGCGCAGAGTCGCACTCGCCAGATCGACCGACCGGGCTTTCACGGTGTCGTCGAGTGCGTCCCATTCCTCGGTGAAACACGCCGGATCGACGGGCCAGTCACAGCCGTACTCGACGGGTGGAGTCGTCATGGCTGCAACCTAGCCCGACGGTCAGGCAGGGTCAGCGACCCACGCCGTGCCGGACCAGTGCATCGCGTCGCCGTCACGAGTCCGCACATACTGACCAGCCGTCCATGCCGTCGTCGGGCTTGCGGTCAGGCCGGTGGCATCAGCGAGTGTTGCCGGACCGTAGGAGTTGGCCGGAGTGTAGGTGCCGGGAGTACCGGCGGTCGCACTGGTTGCTGGCACACCGAGCGGCTGTCCACCGCAGGTGTCGGTGTCCGGCGGCGGCACATCGGTCAACTGCATGTGCAGGTGGTCGTTCGGGTCGAGTGGGTCCAGCAGCGGCGACGGCAGTTGGGTGTCGTCGGAGACCACATCGTAGGGTCCCGATCCCCAGCCGTTGCCGTCCTTGGAGTTCGCACCGGACAAGGTGAAGTTGACTGCATCGTTGCCGATGGTGAAGTCACCGATCACGCCGCCTTTCAGGAACGGGATCAGGAAGTAGCCGTACAACTGTCCGGTCTGCCCGGCCTCGCAGGCAGCAGCCGGGACGTTGGACCACATCTCCAACGCGAACCCGGACTCGTCGGCGTTCACGTCGGTGTTCATCCGGAACCCGATCGCGGTCTCACCGGTGGCGTCGTACACCTGCTCCTGGCCGGTCATCAGCGAAATCAGCGCCGGGTCGACACCACAGAACTCGACGGTGACGCCGTAGCCGGTGAACTTCGGCGCCGGTTGGTCCAGGATGCAGACGTTCCCGGCGGCATTGGTGACGTTGATCTCGGTGCCCTCATCGGTGTTGGCGGTCAAGCCGACGGTGATGAACCCTTCGCTTACCACCACCGAGTCGGGACCGGGAACCGGGACACCGCATCCGTCGAGCCGGGTGACCCGCAAGGCACGGCCCCGGACGAGGGAGAAACATTTGGTCGTCTCAGCCATGACCTGCTCCTACTTCTTCTTCGCAGCCTTCTTGGCTGGCTTGGGTTCCGGTTCATCGTCGCCATCATCATCAGACTCATAGTCGACACCGGCCTTGTCCGCCACGTTCTTGTCGACCACGAATGCGCCCTCAGAGGTCCGGACTGCGCTCGGGTCGAGGTCCAGTTCCTCAGCGGCAGCCAGCAGCAACGTTGCTGTCTCGCCCGGCTTGTCGCCGAACGGAACGGTCACATCGGTCACGAGAGCACCTTCACTTTCACCTTGGCGACCAGGCAGTCCACGGCAGCGATGTAGAGCCGTTCGGCCAGCACGGTGAACTCGTTGCTGGACCGGTCCAGCGCGTTCTGCGACACCAGGTCGCTGCGGAGGATGACCACCGCTCCGGTGACGAACGCCCACTGCTCCGGGTCGAGTTTCCCGTTCGATTTCGTCTCCACCCCGGACGACACTGCGACCTGAGTACCCAGGTTGGTTTCCAGGTGCCCGGCTGTCCGGACGAGCGCCTGCGCCCCGGACAGCATCGCGGTCACTCCCGGACCCAGCCAGATCACCGGTTCCCCGGCGTAGGAGCCGTAGCCGACACCTTCCAGGATGCCGAGCGCCTCCACTGGGGTGACCGGCCCGGAGGCAGGGGTGAGATCGGTGCCGTTGACCAGGATCGTGTCATGGATGCCGACAGCCACCCCTTCGGCCTCCATCGCCGCGAACGCTGCCTTGATCCGGGAGTCGTCCGGATCGAACCCGAACCCCTTGCAGCGCACCCCGGTCTGGACGCTGAACATGTGCCCATCGGAGAACGATGGTGGATCGAACCGTTTCGTCAACCCCTTGAACCCGGTGCAGTCCACCGCGTCCACGTCGACCCCGACGCAGTTGTAGGACTCGATCAGCCCCACCAACCCGGCAAACGAGAAGTCGTCAGAGACGGTGGCGATGTCGAGGATGCCGGAACGCGGCTGACGCGACGGCGGGGTGAATGGTCCCGCCGTCGTCACCAGAGAAATCGTCGTCATCGGCTACCTCCTTCCCTCCGCTCGATCCGTCCGGATCAGGCGCAGGTCAGGTTGGCGGAACCGGTACGCCCGGCGTTGCAGACCGGGATCGTGACCAACTGCGCCTCGTAGCACATCTTCGCTACCAGGATGCCCTGTTCGAAGAACAGCGCCGTGTCGAGGTTCTGCACCAGGCTCGCGGCGTCGTAAACGGCGTTGAGGTTGATGACATCGGCGGTGCCCTTGATGAACGTTCCTGCCGGGTAGATCAGCGCCTGCACGGTGGCCGGGTAGCCGATCGCCGGGGCAGTCCCGGCCGGGAACGGGGTGTCCTGCCAGTCGTAGACGTACTGGACGTTGAGGTTGCGGGAGGCAAACAGCGACTCGACGCTCTGACCACCGCAGCCGTTGCGGTTGTCGAGGTCGTTCTGCATCGCACCTTTGACCCACCAGGGCAGTACGACCTCCATGCTCGCGGTCGGGGACAGCCGGTACTTGGACCTGATGCCGTCGGCGATCAGTGCCAGGCTGTCCACCATGTCGGCGACGGTGGACCCGTACGCGGTGACCGTCTTCGCGGTACCGGCAGCGGTCGCCATCGCCGCGATCACCTTGGCGTTCATCTTGTGCTGGTGGGCGATCATGCCGCCGGACAGGTACCGCTGCACCAGTTCGGGGTAGGCGGCGTTGGTGAGGATCGGTGCCTTGATGCACAGCCCACAGGCGTCGAGCCGGACCTCTGTGAATGCTGGACAGGGCACCTCGTAGCACGTCTTGGCGGTCCCTGCGATCGCCTGCGCCTCAGTCTGGCAGAAGCCGACGTTGGAGTAGATGGAGGCGAAGTCGGGGCCGGAGGTGTACTTGATGCCACCTCGTGCCACGTTGACCTCGGGCACGGACAGGAGGCCCTCGGCAGTTTCACCGGAACATAGGTCGTAGATGGTCTCTGACGGGGCACACCAGCCACCGGAGGCAACCAGCGACCCGCCAGGAAGCCGAGCCTCATCCATCGCGTGGTACAGCACCTCCATGTCGTCGGAGTGCCGGTCGATGGTGAGTTCGTTGGGGAAGTCCAACTTGAACATCGCCACGCCGTAGTGCTGCAAGTTCTCGATGCTGCCGTCACCGGTCGGGGTGCCGAACCCCTTCATCCTGTTCACCAGCGCCTGGCCGACCTTCTCGAAGTCGTTACCCAGGTCGGAGCCGGTGGAGAACTGTGGCACGTCGGCAGCAGCGGTGATGGTGATCGGGGCACGGGAGGCGGCGGGTTTGGTGGGACGGGAAGTCCGCTTCGCCAGCACAGCCACCGTCGACCGGGCTGCGATCGGCGGCTCGTCCACGACCTCTGCTTCCACTACTTCGGCATCGAGATCGTCGCCGTTGTCGTCGCCGTTGTCGTCGGTGGCCTCCACCTCGTCCGGCTCGGCATCTTCGCGCTGAAACCGGGTCTGTAGCGCGGCATGACGAGCAGTCAGTTCCGCGACGGCCTGGGCACGGGCTGCTTCTTCGCCCTGTGCTGCCTCGATGGCTGCTGCGTACGCTTCCGCCCGGTCGAGTTCGTCAGCAGTGATCGTGTCCGCGTCACGGAGTTCGCCGAAGGCGGCGAACAGTGAGGCCACGTATTCCGACAACTGGTCATCGGAGAGTTCGGTGAAGTCAGTCAGGATTTCGAGGGGGTCCACGGGTGGCTCCTACGCATCGAGAAGTACGGGTTCCGCGTTACGCGCTGCCACCAGGCGCCAAGGCCGGGGACTCTCCTGACTCAGAACCGTAGACCTGGATCGACTCCCCTGGCTAGAGAGGGGTCGTTTTACGGCGTAAAAGACCGGCTCATGGAGTGTCTTGGAGACACACTTCGATGATTGCGGTGGCTTCCGGGTCACGTTGGTGGACACTGATGACAGTGGCGGTGAACCCCACCGGACAGGCTGGACCAGGTGGGCCTGCTGGCCCAGGTTCACCCTGAGCGCCCGTCTGGCCCTGCCGCCCTGGTGGCCCTTGTGGACCCATTTCCCCTTCGGGTCCACGGGGGCCACGCCTGCCGGGTATGCCCTGCTCGCCCTTACCAGGTGGGCCTGGCTCGCCTCGTGGACCGGGGACACCTGGCTGACCGGCTGGACCGGCAGGTCCCTGCTGGCCTATGCCCGGTGCCCCTGGTGCTCCGTCATTACCCGATTCTCCTGCCGGTCCACGCGGACCTGGCTTCCCTGTCTGCCCGCGTGGACCGGGTTTTCCCTCTCCACCTGTCGGTCCACGTGCACCGGGTGGGCCTGCCTGGCCTTGGGGACCTGGCGGACCGGTGACGGTGACGGCGGTGGGGACGGAAGCGTCGGCGCTGCTGGGGTTGTCGAGGATGAGCCCTGCTGCGATGGTGCCTCCGAACGCGACCACCATCAGGATGCCTGCGGCGAGGTAGCCGACGGGGGGCTGGGTGAGCCTGCTCATGAGACGACTACGCCCCCTCTAGACCGGATGCCGGTGGGGGGCGTAGCGTGCGATTTGACGTCAGCAATCCCGACTGTACAGCCACTGGGCTTACGGGGTCCAGCGGGGTACAGCCATGCACAGAGCGGCGTACGCTCGGGTCCACTTGGGCGGGAGGGGAAGCACCCCTCTGTCCACTCACGGTTCCCCGTCGCGTCCGTAATCCCAACCGCAGCGTTCACACACCAGGCCCTTCGTCTCCCGCTGCCGCACCCACCTGCCCATCAGCGAGTGCCAGGTCCGGCCGTTGCAGGTCGGGCAGCGGCGGGTTTGTCTCCGAGCCAGGGCCGTGTGTTCCGGGCTGTTCGGGCACGAGTCCGGACAAGGGGCAGGCCGATGGAGCGGGCATGGTTCACGCATCACGACGGTATCGTCCCGCAAATCTGGCATGGCCTCTCTGTCGACACCCAACAGGTCAGTGTGAGGCCCGCACCCAACGAGCAGACATGCCAGATCATCGGCGGGATGTCGGCAGCCAGCGCATCCCGTTCCTGACACTGTGCACACGCGGCGATGCCGCCGCAGGTGCAGCCCGGCTCGACAGAGGTCACAGGCTCAGCCATCGCCTCACCACCGCTCGTTCGCAATCGCCACCAGGCGGTTGATGGCGGCAACCTGCGCCCAGAAGTCCAACTCGCCCTGCATCGCATCTACCGCAGCCTGCAAGCGTTCGTGATATTCGGCCTTGCTCGGGTCAGCGATAGCGGCCCTGGCCTCCCGGATCAGACGTGCGGCCTGCTGCCCAGGGGTTTCGGTGGCATGTTCACTCATCGGCTTCCTTCCTGATGGCAGTTGCAACGGCATGGCTGGTCACAGAAGCGGTGGAGAGGTAGACGTGTCGGGGTCCGTCCACGTCCGCTGCTCAGCCATCGGTTCGGCGGTGACGACGCCTGCTCGGAGGATCGTGTGCGTGGTGCGAACCCAGCCGTACCCATGCGGTTCTCCGGCGACATGAACCTCGCGGGTGATGGGCCAGTCGACCGCACCATCGTCGGTGGTAGCGGTCGGTTCAGTCGTCACAGTGGGCCTCCACGATGTTCCAGACCGTTCCGCACCGCTCGCACCAGACCTGCGGAACATCGGTCCCTGCCAGCGTCCGGCGGCTTTCGACGGAGTAGTCGTGGCCGTGGGTGAGGCATTCTCGGCGGGCGAGTTCGGCACGGGCGGCGTCGAGGGTGTAGGTCTGCTCAGTCATCGACAGCCACCGCCAGCCTGTCCGCGTTCCCGGACCAGACCGCCCCGGCGTCGGTGTTGGTGTGTGCCCAGCCGTCATGGCGACCGTTCTCGTCGGTGGGTCGGTCGCAGGCGAAGTGCTTGCCCTCGATGGTCAA